CCTCATAGTTTGAGTAGGTTGAACGCTTCAAGCCAACCGCAGCTCCAACGATAATCGGCGGGACATTGAACACCATACAGATACGAGCTTCGTTTCTATCATCCAAAGTTTCAAAGCCCATCTCTTCAAAAGATAAGCCAGTCTTCTCATACTTTGCATCTGCATCCAGAACAGCGGGCTCAAGCCAGTTCTCCGAGCCACCATAACGTTCACGCCATCGTTTGCGAATGAGTTCAACTTGCGCTTCCGAGAGGTGTTGACTTGAGGTCAACAGTCCAGTCGGGACACCGCCGTGCTCCCAGAACAGCTTGATAAAGTCAGTTTCGGAATTGTCAATATCACCAATCCGTGCAGCTACAGCAGCGGGCGGATAACCGCCATAAGCATCTAACGGGTCATAGTTCTTGAACGAGAGAACATCCTTAGGCTCAAGATAAATAGGCTGGCGTCCGGGAACTTTATACTCATAAGCAGAGATGAATTGACTTGACGATTTTATCGGGGCAGTCCAATCAGGACGCATCGGCCACAATCCAACCACATTGCCAGAGTTAGAGCGCTCCTTTTCAAAGTATGCCACACCTGCAAGGTTCAGATAGAGGATAACAGACTGCCAGAAGTCGTACTCGGACATATACGGGTTGGGACTGGACATTAAGCGTCTCAGCGGGTGATCGTCAAGCTCATTCCCTTTGCCATCAACAATTTTAGTGGCAACCTGCGAGGCGGTGCGAGCCGTCCTGTCAATGCAAGCATAAATTAGCTCATTCTTACGCCAGCCTTCTTTGACAACAGTTTCATAGCTTATGGCAGAGTAGTGAGGACGGTTATCTTCCCAGAGAGGAATGACAACGGTGCGCTTTTCCTTGCGTGCTAATCGAGAGAATATATTTGCCATTATGCGAAAATCCCTCCAGTCTGATTATACTTCGCTATCATGGTCGCTGCAATTGCTAAGCTCATCACACAGTCATCATTCATCCCGTCCGGTGCAGAATAACTAAACCCGCCCGATGCATTGCGCTTGCTCTCAAAGCTCAATAGCTCACCAACAAGCACAGGATTATTAAGAATCCTGATTTGCCCATTTTCAAATGCAGCTTGCAAGTTCTGAATAATAGATTGCTTCGTTGCCGAAGTCGTTGTAAATGGCACGATGTTTAATCCGCGTGCAACTAACTCGTCAATGACTGGTCTGCCAATGCTGTTACTCTCAACCACCATCGAAGTCAAATGATAGCGGTGATATACAGCTTCTAACCGGTCAATCAGCACCGGATAATCCACGCGGTTGAACCGATCGAGATAAACTTGGTCTTTTGATTCCGCGTCCAGCACCGATACAACAGTAAAGTCAACCGAAGCCGCAACGTCAACGCCTGCGATGTATTGCTTACCTTCCTCATACTCTTTTGGCTCTAAGACTGCCGCCTCTTGCACCCGCCTGAACACGCCACCGGCATCGTCAATGAATTCTGCCAAGTATTCCTGCCTGAATATCATCTCAGGCAAATCCCGCTTAGCCGCCTCAATTTCTTCCTTAGCGATAAACGGATTACTGGAAGTCGGGAATTGCCACGACTGCCAACCTTCGTCACCTTGCAATCCGCGCTGATAGATTTCCCAAAACCAATTGCGCCCTTTAGGTGTGCTGATAAATAACGCCTTGCCCTGCCTGTCCGATAACGCCGGGCGGATAGCCTCCGTCCACGCCTCTTTCTGCATGAACGCGCATTCGTCCATCACCACGAAGTCCAGCCCCTCACCGCGCAATGAGTCGGGATTGTCCGCTGATCTAACAGCCACAAATCCGCCGCCTGGAAGCGTGACCATCCTATCCACCAGCCTGACCTCTGCATTCGGTATTTTGCGCGCAATTTGCCGCAATGGTCGCCAACCAACCTCGCTCGTCTTGTAACTCGGACTTACCCACCACGCGCGCCCGCCTTTGCTCGCCGCGTCCAAACACTCGTTGACCCCCAGCCGCGTCTTGCCCCATCGCCGTCCAGCCGATAGCACTTTGAAACGCGCATCGCTGTTATGGACTTCGAGTTGCCCTGGATGCGGTTGCACGTCAATCGTTGTTCTCATCATCCCACTTGACCAACACCGCTCCCCCGTCCGCCCCCGTCACCTCTTGCCGCTCAACGTACCCGCGCGACTTGCCCTGCGTCTTCAGGAAGAAAATCATCGCAGTCGTGTCACCATCCAGCGCCTTTGAGTAAAGTTTTGACTCCACGTTGTCGATCATCTTCTCACGGGCTTCGTCCAGTTTTGCCTTCACGGTTGGGTGCTTCTTCATAAAGTTGTAGACGGTTGTTCGGTCAACGTTGAGAGTACGTGCAACCATTGAGACGTTGCCCATAAGTTCGTCAATTAGCGCGTTTACCTTTTCAACCGTCAATTTAGCCATTTTTTATAGTGTTGAATCTGTTGCAATTGGTCTGTCTGGCACAATGTAAATAAGCGGAATGCTTATCACAGTTATGACGGATTTCAGCAGAATTTGCCCTAACACGACCGAAATTAAAGCCGCAAATGGCATTGTTCCTGCAAACGCAACCAAGACAAATATTAGTGAGTCAATCGGTAAACTAACCGCGTTCGATCCAAGTACGCGCTTCCAGGGTGCTAAGTGTTTGATGCGGTGATAGATTTCCGTGTCAATCAATTCGCTAACCATCTCAGCCAGAATTGACGCGCCAACAACACGTGGCACAACTCCGAGTATCAGGTTATAGGCTTCCTGATTTCCCCAAAACGGAGCGGGCTTCAATGCTACCGTCAGCATAAAATACGCAGCCATCAGCACGTTCACAACCCCAGCAGTCAAGACCATAAACACCGCCTGTTGCTTCCCCAGTTGCTTGTGGACTACATCGCGCAAAGTGAATGTCAGCGCATAAATAAACACTGCAGCCGGAACGTAGATGCCGAATAAATCAACCATCTTTGAAGCGGTTACATCCGCAATAATCTGGCAAAGTAGATAACCTGCGGTCAATACGATTATTAAATTGGTTTTTTTCATGGTTTCCTCATATCTAATTGGTTTTGTAAGTAATTGACGGCACGCCTGGCATCGCCAAATTCATGCTGTGCATCTGCAAGATGCACCTTGATTCCCTTATCAGCATCGCATTAGCATCTGCAAGGTGAACCCGTAGACCTACGGGTTCACTATCACGTTTCGGTATATGTATTTCACCCCATCTATTCCGAAGCCATTGCTCAGCCTTCATGTAAGACAGCGCACTAACCGCGCTAATCTTCGCACGGTCATTCCTGGAGCGGTCAACAAAATCGAGCGGGTCAAATCCAAGACTGCGAAACAACTTTGAAGCCTTGCCACACGAAGTAGGATCGCCGAGTTTCGCAGTGACAAACTTGCCCTTATTTTCGTCAAATAACGGAACTTGCCCAAACCTGAATCCAGCACCCCAGCTTGAACTGTCCACACTATACCAGGGTAAGTTTTTTATCACTTCCCAAGACGTTGCGCCAAACCCGTGAAATACAGATTTGTCGCCAGCCAATTTGAACGCTTTGATAATCCAGGGCATTATTTTCTTGGTGTACCGCATATAGGGAACCATGCCACCTAAAGCAATGTAAGGATATTGTTCTATGTAACTTTCAAGCTGCACCCAATCCTCGTTGACGTGAAACACCGGAATAGGCTCAACACCTAAATCTTCTAATCGGTGCTGATTGTCTAACGTCGCGCCTGCGTCACCAATCACATCTAAATTTGCGTAAGTGTTGAAAAGGTGCTTATATCGTTTTATCCAAGCAGCATACTCATTCACATCAATTTGAGCACCCTGAGTCATTGCAGAGAATCCGCCGCTGTCTGCAAACACATCCGGATAAGGTGGAGTGAAATACTTCTCGAATAGAGCATCAAGTTCGGTATCCTTGTAATACCAGTAGGATAAAAGAATGCGCAACTTCATACCGTTAGGGTCTGCCCCCCCCGTTTTGCGTAAGAAAGGTGAAGTGGCATCGCATCGACAATATGAATCTTCATAACTCTCTTGACACAAGCGCATCAAACTTTTCCGCTTCATCATCGCCAGGCAGTGAATCCATAACTGCCTTGAATTTCGTCATTGTTTCTGGAGATACCTGCACCCTAACCACTGGCCAGAAATCCCTCTCGCTTGTTTCGCCATATTTATCGCCAAGTTCGTCAAGCGATGGCAAGTCAAACATCCCTTCATGTTCCGCAATCTCACTTATCATCGCCTGCACGCGCTCATCATCGCTCTGTACCGCGCGCATCAACTCGTCCAGCTTCGCCTTGTCGCTTGCCGCCATTGCCGCAATAGGGTCAAGGCTCAACAACGCCTGCGCTTCTTCGGCTTCGTCCAGGTCAACGTACTCCACCGGCAACTTATCCACCCCAGAACGCGCGGCAAGTGTGACGCGCAAGTGCCCGTCCACCACCCTGCCAGTCCGTTGGTTGACCGTGACCGAGCGGATGAAGCCGATGTCATCAATTGCACCGGCTAATGCCTGCTGCTGGTTATCAGGATGCAGACGGAAGTTGAGCGGGTTCGCCAGAAGTTGGTCAACCTGCTCTTCGCCGTGTCCGATAATCCGATTGTTCAGCGGCTTATTCAGTTTCGCTATTATCTTTCCCAGATCACCCTCGTCTTCTCGCACATTCGCGCGTAAGTCCACAGGCATTCGCGCCCGCCGATAAAGTCCATCCGAAAAATTATCAATGCACCTCCGTATCAACCGCTCTAACAGAATTGACTTCTGCAAAAAGCGGGCAGTAAACTACTGGCGGCTCTTATCCCCAGCAAGGCGGCAATAATGCGGGCTTGCTGTGGTTATTTCTTTGTATCCTCAACCATACCACATTCCGGGTCTATTTTCAAGTTTTTGAGCCAATTCTCGTACCAGGTACAATACATTTTGAATATTCTGTACAGAATTGCAGCCAGGTCGCGACTGGTCATCCAATTCCCAACACCCTGCTGATTAATTCCAGCGCGGTTCCAGCCTCAACCATGCGCCGGTCGAATACGAACGTCCGCCAACCCGCCAACATCGCAAGGTTGCTTTTCTCATAGTCCCGCGCAATTCCCGGGCCGGTGCTGTGCCCCATGTGCGCATAAGTGCCTCCGTTTATTTCCACCAGCACGCGCTTATCCGGCCACGCGAAGTCCCAGCGATAACGGCGTCCAGGTATCGCCATGAACTCACGCACAGGCTCCGGCAGCCCCTCCAGCTTCACCTGCAGCGCAAACATCTCCTCAAGCGCGTTCATAACCGCTCACTCCTACACATGCACAGCTTCCAGCCCAGCTGACGGCAGCGCGCGTAGGCCCGTCTCCGGCAAATCCCGCGCGTCAGTCCGCGCACCTCAAAAGTCTGTCCGTTCATCAAGTTCCAAACCCTGTAGCGCATCACTTCACCTCCGGCGGCTCTGGCAACCCTGCCGCTCTCACATGCAGCGCGAACAAGTCCTCAAGGTCGCTCATAGCCAGCACGTCCCTGAGCACTCGTCAATCCAGTTTATTTGCCCGCGTTCTTCCGGAGTAGATAAATCTAAGTCAGTAAGCGGAACACGCGCACTGCATAAATAATTAGTCATGCCGTTGTTGCTCACGTGCCTGATTTCTTCGTCAACCCGAACAGCCTCCTGCCAGTCCTCATCCACCGCTTTTGTTTGTCGCCAGTTATTCAACCCATGATAAGGACAGAACACACAAGCGGATTTAGGCGGCACTTCAAGCCCGTTATTTTCAAGCCATGTAACACAAGCGGCGCGGGTAATTCGTTTTTCTACCAGCGGAAAACGGTTGGTAACATATTGCACGCCTGATTTGTTTGCCCTTTGAATTTCGTCAAGACTAATCCCAATCCATTGCTCAACCGGCTTACCACCTGACAATTTTCTAATCATTCTGCGAACTGGCACGATTTTCCAGTTCGTTGTGCATTGCCGCTTCCCAATTCCACCAGAATTATTAAAAGCGGGAATTTGGGTGTGGTTGTATTTCCTGTCAATAACTTCCGTGTCGTCCGCCCTCACCGTGATTACATTGACTCCTCGCGCCTCCAACCACGGTGTCCACTTTGCCGCGAATTTGTAAGTCAGAACGCTATCATGCGTAGTGTCTGCGTGAATTGCCGCGTCAATCGGCTCTAACTCACCAAGCGCGGACATTGCCGCCAACGTAAAAGATTGAACACCCCAACCTAACGACAGAATTTTCATACCCGTTCGCTCCTGCAATCATCGTTCTCAACACGCCAAGTCATCATTCCTTCACCTCCGGCGGCTCTGGCAGCGGCATCCAATGGGTGTATTGAGCAAATATTGGCAACAAAACATCATCATGTATCCAGTTATGAACGCGGTTGTTTTTGTCCAAGACGATACATTCTTGAAATTTTTCGGGTAGTCTGCCTGACGCGATAGGTATCCACTTACCCACATCGTCTTTATAATAATCAGGATTAGTATTTTCAATGGATGAGGGTGTTTTAATATCTGTTAAAACATCCTGTGTCATTGAAACATCAGGTAGAGTACAGTTGCGTGACACAATATATTTAGCGAAATTCATTTGATACTCCTTGATGAAGGCTCTAATCCTTCTGATATAACTGTTATTCCAATATCAGGAAAGGTGGCCGGAAGACGGCGAAATTTAATTAATTCAAACAGAATATAATATTCTTGCGTTGGCTTATAAACTGTGACTGTTCTTCCGTTTTTCATGTTTTTGTCATGAATAATATATGTAATAAAAGGCATCATTGTTTTGCATCCTTCCCGTTCACAAGATATTTTATGCGCACCATTTTAATTTTGGCTTTGGTGACACGGTTCTTGCACGTATACCTTTGAATAACCTCATAACTTGCGCCTATTCCTAATTCGTTACTTGGCATTTAGTCCTCCTGTTGTTGTAATTTTAATTTTTTCCACCTAACATATTCATGTTCCCCGCAACGAATATACCCAAGCTTATCTGCAAGAGCCTTTTCATACTTCGCCATAATCCAATGATTAGGCATAACGCCAAGTTCCAGCCAAAAGGCTATTTCGTCTCTCACACATTTCTTGCACAATAACACTGGCTCTGGCGGTTCTAAATCAAGGACAGTCCCGAAATTCGTATAACTATCCGCTGCTTTCTTCATCTCTTTTTTACAATAACTGCAATTCATTCATCCTCCTTCCGGGCGTCACTTACTGGGTTAATTTTCACTTCTCCACCTCCGGCGGCTCTGGCAGTGGCATCCAGTGGGTGATGGAAATGGTGTCTCCGGCAATGTTGTAAAAACAGTTATCACCATACTCGGTGCAGAACTCCAGCACCTCAATTATTTCGTCAGTTCCCCATCCAAGAACAAAATCTCCGTCCTCCGGCAACCTCTCGCTCACCGGAATCCAGCGGCGTTCCGCCTCAAGCTCGGCGTTCTCGGATTCGAGTTCGATTATTTGTCTTGAAAATACATCTGCTGCTTCAAGCCTCTTTTGGCAGACATCCGCGTAGTCTTTTTCCAACGTGTCATATTGGTCTTGCAGAATATCAAGTTTAGTTACCCAATATTCCCCAACGCTTTGCTCCGTCCAAATAAATTTCCCCCTTTCTTGTAATGCCTCTCTTGCAATTGTTGTCGCTTGTGATAATTCTGGCATCGTTGTTATCAAAATAAGCGCTTTTTGATATTTATTTAATTGGTCTCTTAGAATCGGAACACACCCACAATGTCGTTCATCGGAGGGACATTTTTCATCGAGCACCCTCGACGCATCGCTCCGATAATCACCAATCACATCTCGCAACTCGGCGTTCTCTGCTTCGAGGGCTTTGCATTCATGAAGCAACTGCGATAACCGCTCATTTTCCGCCTCCAGCTCGGCAATGCGGGCGTTTGCTTTGTCCAACTCATCCACCACCACGTCATACATATTGCCGTTGTACACATCCAGGCGCAACTCAAGCTCGGCAATGCGGGCGTTCAAAGCGTCCTCAATCGGGCGGGTGTTCCAACTAATCTCGCCTTTGCCTGACTTTCTGAACTGTGACAGACTTGCCCCACAACACTCACAATGAATAATCCATAAACCCATTGGCGATTTCCTCGGGTATTTTTCACCCCTTTCATCGTCTTGGACTTCGACACCACAAAACGGACACGGTTTCAGTTCGCTCATCTCATCCTTTCTTCCACTCGTAAACCACACGCGCGTGTTTGCCCGTGTGCAGCCGCCAAGTCTCGCCGTCAAAGGTTGGTGCAAGTCCTGACTCCCAGAGCTTGATAGCTGAGGAAAAGTCAATGGAATACTTGACGGCGAAAAAAGAACTTATGTAAGCCCCGACCGAATCCCAGACCGAATCCCTGATCGAATCCCAGACCGAATCCCTGGCCAAAGTCCCGACCAAAGCCCCGACCGAATCCCAGACCGAAGCCCCGACCGAATCCCAGACCGAATCCCCGACCGAATCCCTGACCGAATCCCTGACCGAATCCCTGACCAAAGTCCTGACCGAAGCCCAGACCGAATCCCTGACCAAAGCCCACTCTTTCAACCAGCCAATCTGTTCCTCAGTCACGGACTCAACCGCCGGAAGTTTAAACGGATTGATAATCGGCTTGATGACAAGCGGCTCAACGATGGCCTTCCAGTCCAGCTTTTCCACCCACCGTTTAGCTCGTTTTGTATCGTCCTTTGGGTCATTCTGCATATCAAGTGTGAGTTCTTTTGTGAGCGGGTTGTATTCCCACTTATTGCACTTATCCTCGTCAAGTTTGTAATGAGCGCAGATATGAGAGTGGCTGTCCGCGCCGTTATGTTTCATTTCCAGGCGCTGTTTCCAGTCAAAGTAATAAAAGTCTGAATTTGCGCTCGGTTGTGTACAAAAGCTAAAAAAGTTGCACATCACTTCACCTTATCCCATTCTCCATGCAAGCGGTGCGTCAAGTCCTTCAACGCCAGCAGGAAGCCCAGCACTTGCCCACTCTCGCTGGCAGTCAGCCTCGCGCCAGCCTTCAGCGCGTCAATCAAACGGTCTAACAACTCGCGCTGTTCTGGGGTCATAGCGCCCCCTGCGCCTTCAGCCACCGCGCAATCGCGTTCGAGTTATTGACCGGCATCCCAATCATCTGCGCCATCCACCAGCGGCTCTTGCCTTCCGCGTGCCAGCGCATAATCCTGACGGCGTTCTGCTCAATCAGAATCTGGTTCAGGCTCATGTCGTGGCGCATCTTCGGAGCCGGAATTTCCGCCGGCTCCATAACCTCGCGCGATTCCCCGAACGCAAACAGCACGCAATCATCGCCCTCAAGCTGGAAGCGGTATTGCTGCAGCTTCCGACACAGCCCCACGCACGGGTCGTCCGTCCGCGCCCAATTCCGGCAGGTAAGGCAGTTAGTACAGTTCGCCATCTTCGTCCTCGTCTTCGCTCTTGCTGGACAAAAAGCGCACCACATTCGCGTTCAGTTCATAGTTTGCGCTCCAGGTCCCGTCCGCGCGCTGGAACACGCGCGGATTGCCGGTTTGATCCGCGTACAGGCTGCCTTCCACCAGCAGCTTCGATCCCTTTTTCGCGTACCTGGCAATAGCCTCCGCTGTATTGCCCCAGGCGGTACAACGCCACCAGATGGTTGAGTCAACGCGATTTCCGTCCGCATCGCGCTTGCTGTCGTTGGTAGCCAGCGAAAAATTACAAATTGGCTTGCCGGAGGGTAAAGTTTTCAACTCCGGGTCGCGTCCAACATTTCCAATCAACATGACTTTTTGGTACATTTATGCTCCTCTAATTTGTGTCTGATTGCTTATATTGCTCATACAACTTCCTGTACTTCTCAACGTCCGCGCCGGATTGCACTTTGTGGCCGTTGCCGCGCCCCTCCGCCTTCCAGCGTTTCAGAATAGCGCGGGCGTAACTCCAATTGCGCTTGTTCTGCCGCGCAGATTCCTTCAGCGCGTCAATAATCCAGCCGTCAGGATATTCGCTGACGGCCAGCTTCAATTCCTCCGCGATTGTCGCGGTTAGTACGCCAATTTCGGATTCGTAAACTTTGAAAATTGCCCCCGCCGGTGGTAGTGGTTCTGTATCTGTATCTCCTTCTTCTCTACTCTTATCTATATCTATATCTGTGTTAGCTTTTGTTACGGAAAGCTTACGCGTTTCGTTACAATCCGCGTAAGCTTTTCTAACGGAAAGCTCACGCGTTGGCTCACTTTCCCCGTAATAAACCGCATTCTTTTTCGCTGCACGGTCTCGCGCGGCGCGTTCGGTTGCCGTCATCGCGGTCTGGCGTTCTGCAAACTTCGTGACTGTGAACACATCGTTATCAACCGTCACAATTCCATAGCTGATAAGCAGGTTCAAGTCATCCTGAAGCGCGTCATCATTCACGCGCAAACGCCAGCTCATATCGTGCACGCTGGGGAGTAAGCCTTCCTGGTCGAGTTCACCCGCCAGCAGGAAAAGCTCAATCGTCCGCCGCCATAAGCGGTCAGGCATCCGCCCCATTTTCGGGTCGTCTAAAATCTCGTGGTACAGCTTGATCCAGAATTTCGCGCCCATTAGAACAGCCCCCCTTGCAGCCGGTTGATAGTAGTCGAGCTTGGCAGGCTGACGCTGAACAGGCTGTACGCGCGCTCATTCAGCTCGCGCGCCCTGGACTTCAGCTCGGCAATGCATTCGCTCTTTTCGGCTTCCGTCTCGCAGATATAATAGCCAGATGAGCCGGAGTTGGACCCGATTGCGATACCGCATTCCGTCACCAGCCGCTTCAGGATTTCACGCGCCTTGCGCTCGGTGGAGTCGGTAGTCTTGCCGAATAACGCGCGCGTCAGTTCAGGCTTACTGATAGCGTTGGCTTTCCCCACGTGCGTTGCCATAACAGACGCGGCCAGCTTCAGGTCGTTTTCGCTTATGGTGTTTGCTTGCATAAGGTAGTAATCGCGCAAGTCCATTTCGTTTCCTTCTGCCAGCCTACAACGCCGACTGGCGGGCGCGTGATTTACAGTAAGGTAACCTGCCCGGCGGCTTCCATCGCGGCTTTTGTAACCGTCTGAAGCTCGGTCAGGGCAAGCTGGCTGATGACGTACGCGCCCGATCCGTCCGGCGATTTGTCAGGCTTCAGCCAGTCCAGCATGGCCGCCAGCATCCGCCCGTCAATTTCTTTCAGGCTCTTTTTGCCAGTAAGGTATTCCTGGACCAGGCGGCGTTCATCGTCGCGCTTGCCAAAATACTCCATCCAAAGCGCGGCGAAGAGCTTGGTCTGTGCCTCGTTGGCGGGGTTGCTGATTTTCTGTGCCTTCACCCAAAGAGCTTCTTTCAGACTTTCAGGCGTGAATGGGCGCGACCATTTCTTCCCGCCTTTTGGGGCTTCAGGCTTGTCCTCAATCACCGCTTCCGGCTCTGAAATTAATTCTGCCTCATTTCGCGCAGGTTCGCTTTCGGGCTCTGCGGCGGCTCCTTCTACTGGCTCCGGTGCACGTCCGTCGTCGTCGTTGGTTGCCGGCAAAGCCCACGCTGGTAATTTTGGTCGCCCTTTTAGATAAGCAGTTTTACCGCGCACTTCGATCGGCACCCAAACATTAGGCAGGTTGTACAGGTACCGCCCAATTCCCAGCTTTACAGCGGCGCGTTTGAGTGCGTCTGAAACGCCGCCCTTTGTGCTCTCCATGTCGCTTTCGTCCGCGGCATCCGCCTTTGTGATCCAGACGCCGTCAATCAGGACGGTGAGCCGGCATACCCAGGCGTTCTTAGATCCGTCTCCGCCCGGAATGAATTGATAGTCATCCTGCCAGCCGCCCACCCCGAAAACCGCGTCCAACCTGTTCATTACAGCGCGCGCGGTGATATAAGCCAGAGCGATGCCCTTCGTTTTGTCGGCGTTGGTTGGTCCGACGCGCCATTCTATTTCGCTTTCTGGGAACGGCGCTTTTAGAGCGTTCATAAGCTTGCTGTCATTGTTCATTTTTGCTCCTTTTCAGTTGAATAAGTAAGTTCACTGCACTTGACCCACTTGACGTGGGTCTTTTTGAAGCCGCGATACCCCTTGTACACCCACGGCCATTGCTGGGATTGAACGTATGCCATCCCCTCGCGCTCTCCTTCGCCAAGTTCCAGAATTACCACTTTCCTTGTCAGCCCCTCGCTTTCGTCCTTGTGGAAAAATGCGGTCACCGGAATTTTTGTTCCGTCCGCTTGCGTTTCAAACATTTGGATACCGCTCATCACATCCCCCTAAAACGGCGCTTCGTCCAGCTCAACTTCGGCGTGAGCCAGGGCGAACACGCGGTAACAGCGCGGGCACACCAGCCCAACCAGCCGCCAGTTTTCAGGGTCGCGGTCGTTGCCCAGCCAGTCTTCCTCAAGCGGTTCGTGGCAGTCCGGGCACACCAGAACGGGTTCTTCGTCAATTACATCGTGGGGAAATTGGGGTTTCATCTCAGCCCCGCTTGTTGAAAATCTTGCCGAGCCAGTAATCCAGCCAGCACATTCCGACATACGCGGCGGCTATAACGATCAGCCAGAGAATAACTTTTCCGATAATCAAAGCGGTCATTTGTTCACTCCTTTTCAAATATGCGTTTGATGGATAAAACAGTTTCCTTCGCCTTTTGGAGTTTCAAAATTGCGCGCCCCACCAGGCGGTAAATCTCAGCAGCTTCCACATGCGCGTTTAGCAAAGTTTCCAGCTCATTGATGGCGTCCGTCTGCAGAAATTGCAGGTATTCCAGCAGCCATAGGGTCTTTTTCATCTATGCTTGAAGCATGAGAATTGAGTTCAGCCAGGGTTTTCGGGTGCCGCGCGTAGTACTCCTTGCGGATTAACCACGCCACCTGATTTCCGATGGACCGCATGTCCTCGGCAGCCAGGCTCTTGATGAGCGGCTCGATGTCCTGGGAAACGATTTGAATCATGTAGCTATAAGGTTTTGCCATTGTGCCTCAATTGCCTGATGTATTTGTTTTATTGGCTATAGCTAATAGTATAGCTATGTCTTTTCAAATTGTCAAGAGCTAATTTATCATTAGCCAGAGTATTTTATGCTCATCCTCGCGGCGGAAACCACTCCGCTTTAGCGGCTGGTTGTTGACTTGTACCCATTCTCTACTGTGCGGGTTCGTGGCGTTCTACAATCGTCTGCAGCATCAAAATGCCGGCGTCTGTTTCCAAATCAAGCTGGCCCGCGTCCTGGGCGGCCTCCAGCTCATTCACCATCGACTCCAGGCTATCATCATCCATCCTGGCCATCTCATCAAACTGGCCCACGTTCAGCGCTTGAAATCTGTTCTCCAGCCAGCTCCTTCGGTTAAATTCTTTCCATTTACCCATAATGTTTCCTTTCGTTTTAAGTATTGTTTAGTTATCTCGCGTGTCTTCAATCAGGATGTTGGTAAGGCCGTCTTTCCTGGAATAAACCGTCTGGTAATTCAGCCCAATCGCTACCGCGATTCCCATCATGCAATTCAGCCCACAGGCGCCATCCGTGTAACGATAGCCGTCATCCCCCTCACGTAACCCGTAATAACCGTTCAGATCGAGGCTCTGGTAACGCTCTCGATAGTTGTCATCCATCCACCTGGAGAACACCACGCCTACCATATCATAGCCGCCACCGTAGGCGCGATATTTTTTTCCAGTTGGGTTGTCAGTGAGCGTTACGATGTTATAGCCGTAGGTGTCTCTACCCCTCGATACAGACCATTTTAGTGACAAGTTCTTAATCATGTTATTCCTTTCGTTTTAAGTATTGTTAATCTATTCTCTCATCAGACGCAGCCAATTTCTGCGTGAGCCGCCCCCTTACGGCTTTCGAGTATTGTTAGAGGACGTATCTGTCCACCGTTAACAGTGTCGTCTGATTGGTTGCATTATGCCGTCTTTGTAGGTGATATTGTTGGTCTCAAATTCGATAAACCTGATGGTTGTACTATGTAGTGCGGCTGGTCTGCCGCTGCCTATCCTGTTTAAGTCTTCGTCGACCTGATAGCGGGCGGTACGTAATGCAGCATGTAAGGGGTCGCATAGTTCCGCAAGGGTTAAGTCCTGGTCTACCTCAAATTCTACAATCACTCTCTTTTTATGCTTCCTGTTATGTTCCATGATATAGTTCCTCTCGCGCATCAAGCCAACCGCGTCTGCTAACTTCGTTCGTTCTCATGTTATCTCCTCTTAGTGTGGCCCGCATCTGTGCGAGTGCAAACTCTACAATGGCGGTGTTGGTCATGCCAGTTATGGCGTGTATCTCGTCCAGATTTTTCACGGCCTGATCGCTCAGGCGAA